CCCTTCGTCTGGAGCAAGAGCGCCGAAGACATCATCACCCGCGAGCGCCGCGCGCTGAATGCGCTCGATGAAATCAGGGGAAATCGGTAGCAAATGTCGGACTCGGAACACTAGGCCGCCATTGAAATCACTTTGGTTCGTGTGTGCAAGCCCAAGTGTTTCAGCCCCTGCGAGAACATAGGCCCAGCTTCCGGCGAAGGCCGTGTTCTCGGTTCCCACAAGTAACGCATTGATGACTTCGCGGTTCGCGAGATAGTTCTCATACTCATCTGCCGTGGCCATGGCGCTGGCGACGGTAAATGAGGAACCGCCGACCGAATTGTCAACGGCCCGTTTGAGAAAGATGTCCCCGCCGATAGGCTGCGATTCGCGCAGGAAGTTCGTGACAGCACCATCGACCATCGCCTCGGCTGAATTTACCTGCTGACCGTTCACATAGAACTTCAGCGATCCGTTGTTTGCAACTTCGACGTTCATGCGTTGCAGAACACGGATCAGCGGGTCGCTACCAAGCACATAGTTTTCGTTAATAAGAATGCTGAGTGGCGGGGAAAAGTTATCGATTTGCGCATTGGCTAATTCATTTGCCCCTATGGTGAGCAGATAATTCTTTGTAAGATCGATCATAGATGTCTGAATAGGGCTGGCCGTATCGATCGGGAAGCCATCTTGAGTTATAGTAAAGCCGCTTAGTTCGACGCTGGTGCCAGGAATGGCTGATCGTCCTAGGTCGGTCGCAAACGCCGAAAAATCTACACCAGGGTCTGGATCGTTACCGAACAAATTTCCAAAAAGATCCCCAAGGAATGTGCCAAGCAGTGTTCCCACCAACGCGCCGACACCCGGCACCACGACGTTGGCGGCGAACAAACCCAGCGACTGGAAAAATGTCTGCGTCGCCGCCACCCCGAGCGAAGCCCCGACTAATGACCCGAGAGAACCTCCGATGGCTCCCTCGAGCGTGTCCGCAGGGAGGAGCTCGTGCGCAAGCGACGAGCCGAAGAACGTCCCGATGGAACCTCCTATTGTTTGCCAAGGCACATCCCACCGCACGTCAGAAAAGGCGGGGTCCCCGACAAACAAGTTATGCGACACTTGACCCGATACGCTTCCAAGGTAGCTGGTCCCAGTCGTCCCAAAGAGTTGGGCACCAAACCCTTCGAGTCCGAGCTCTTCCCCCAATTCGGCAACGAACAATGAGGAAATAGCCCCTCCGAAGCTCGCTAACATCTCTTCGGTGATTGCCCCCCCTGTCGGCCCATCATGCAGTTGGCGCATCGCAGTATTAACTGCACTCCCAAAATCCATCTGGGTGCCATCGAAAAGATGGCCAGCGTCGGCGATGATCTCGGCAAGGTTTTCGGTGACCGTGCCCAGAACGGTGCCGCCCAGCACCTTCACGAACTGGCTTTCGTCCTCCAGCAGCACGTTGGCGAGCAGCGTTCCAAAGGTCCGGCCTATATTGCCCGCGAGATCAATCGTGTCCTGGCTGTCGTTGTGAACCCGCACGCCGCCTGCGACATAGGTGTGCAGATCCTCGACCTCGAAGTTATAGCTGCGCCAGGCCCCGCCAGCGCCATGCGCCAGCCCGTCACCGGCGGCCATCGCAACCGCCTCGACTTCTTCGAACAGGTGGCGGGTTTCTTCGGACCACACGATCCGCTCGGCCCGCACCTGCGCAAGTGAGCCATCGGCCAGCACCACGGTTGGCATGGCGTCGGTGATGATGTCGTCGATCCGGCGGAACCGGCCATCGGCATCAAGGAAGCAGTGCCCCGGCGTCACCGTCAGCTCGCGGGCCTCACCGCCATCGCGCCACGACAGCCGAAGCCATTCCTCCGTCTCGTTGTGGAACAGCCGCACCACCCGCTTCGGCACCAGAGCGCCACGGCCAAGATCGGCGGAAGGGTCGAATGCAAGGACGAGATCGCCGGGGAGGAGAGCTTCGATGATTATGTGACCAGCGATCGTGAGGACGGCTGTGCCGGGTGGGAAGCAATGTGCTATGACTGGCTTTGGGCTGAGTTGCGCCTTCAATTCTTCAAGGGTAAATTCACCTTTGACAATCCGGCCAGGGCCATCTCCTCGGAACTTGACCTCATAAGGATCGCCATCGCCAGCCCACCATCCACCAACTGAGCGAAGAAACTCGAAAAATCCGCCCTGATTATTGTTCTCGAAGCCGAATTGTTCATCATATACTCGAAGATCCAGATCAACACGGTATTGGCCGTTTCCCAATGCTTCGATTGTTCCACGGATCACCCCGGAAGAATCGCCATACACATAGGCTTCATTGCTGACGGTTCCGAAAATATCATAGAAATCGACGGTCACTTCATCGGGTTCAACACCTCCCGGCGGTCGATCATAAGTACCACTAGTCAGCGTCACGGTCTGACCGCTTGTAAGCCCAGAAAGCTGGCTCAGAATCGCGGCTCTAGAATAGTCAATAGCAAGGCCTGCTCCTTGCGTCATAAAGAACGTACGATCTACGTAGACTGGCGCGCCTCCACCATTTTTATAATGGCCATCAGCCAAATCGGACGTCAAATAATCCAATGGATTCGTTTCAGAGCTACTTAGGCCACCCACGTTTACCCTCCTTGATCAATACGCTGGCTTTCGATTTCCCTAAACTGCCGTCTCAGCACTTCAGGACACGCGCGGAAAATGCGCGTGGACAGTGGGTCACCCGCTAGGAATGGCCCTTTGCTGAGATCGGCAAACACCACAATTTCAACTGGTCCATCATTACAGTCCATTTCAGCCAAGCAGCGAAATGCTCGCCGCCCTTCGTGCAAAGAAATGCCAGAAGGTTTGCAATCAATTGCATCGGCGGTCACGGGCGTCGCAAGCCTTTTGTTGATGGCGTTCAAAAGAAAATCCCGTGCACTATCTGCTGAAAGCGATGCTAATCCGTATAAACCCGCAGCAGTGATCAATGCTGCGCCTGTGACAACAATGAAAACACTTGTTCGTGTCATAGGCATCATCTCTAAGATGCCCCCAATTTTAACGCAAATTTGGCTAAAACTTGGGGGGGACGGGCGGGTGGATCACTTGGGCGCGGCAATGCAAATATATCCGCAGCCACCGGCTGCAGCGTTGCCTTCCCTGGATGTCGCATATCCGACACGTGAGCATATTTGATGTGGAACCGTCTCGCGAGTATCGCTGGCATCACCAGCGTCTCGATCTCGGCCACCTTCATCTCGCGGCCTGCCGGGTCCTGCGTCATCAGCCAGACGATCTCGCCCAGGATCTCAGCGACCCTCTTGCCCGCCACAGGATCTACGGGCCCGGTCTGAGCACCCGGCGCGGCCCCTTCACGCCGTTGGTCATGTTCGCTGCCCACCATCTTTCCCCAAATACATTAATCTGCGAGCCATCGCTCAACCTCAAGTTACCGTGTTGCCTTCAAAACTCAAGCCGCTTTCTGTCTTGCCGCACAGCTTTTGCCCGAAGCTCCAATTTTGACCACGGCGTTCGGACAGGCATCGCTGCCGTCACCTCGACCTCCCGCAGCATCCCGCCCGCCAGTAACCCATCCCGCACCCAATCCAGCGCCTGCCACCAATCCTCATAACCGCGCCGGGCGGATGCGATCTGCTCGGGGTGCGGTCGCCATGTCACCGGGCAGGCCAGAACTTCCACCGTGCGCCATTTGCCGCGCGTCAGCACCCGTTCGGTCCCGACGACCATGGTGGTCGCCCGCTCGCCATGTTGGTTGCTCTTCGTCTCGACCGGCACACAGCGCGGCGCGACGCCGGGCATCCAGTCGGGCGTCATTCCGGCGCGGGCAAGTTCGGCCACGCTGATCGCCATGCGAATGCCGCCGAGACTGTCGGGCATCCCGGCGACGGTGGCGGCAACGATCTCAGCATCCGCATGGGTGTAGCTTCCCATCTTATATTGGCCACCATCCACCTTGCAGCCCAGCGCCGCACGCTGCAGTAGAACGTATTCAAGGCCGAAGCCCTCTTCCGACACATCCTTCGGCGGCGGCAATTCCAGCTGCGCTTTTTCCACCCGAAACGCCCATTCCAGCGCCGCCTGCACGCCCAGCGCACGTTTTGTCTTGGCCCCACGCGCATGCCCAATCCGTCCCTGCATGCTCATGGCTGCAATCCTTCAAAGAGAGTCATCTGCGCTGGGCTTTCCGGCTCGTCGCTCGGCCGCCAAGTCCACGGGCCGGAGGCCACGGGCAGCTGCGAGAGAGCGCCACGCATGTGCTGCTGCCAGTGGGTGAACTCCGTTGCCGAGCAGGCGCAAAGCGCGTGCCCGATGGGCCAACCCATCAGCCATCCGACAAAGAGCGGGTTCAGCCGCCGCCGTGATCGGCCCTTCAGGATCCGCCGCGAGACGACACGCCCATGCGAGGCAATCATCGAAGCCCAAAGCGGGCGCGAGATCGGGGCGTGCGGCGAGGACCGCCGCCCATCCTGCATGATCGCCGGGGCGGGGCGGGTGAAGCCCTGCTCCGCCCGGTAATGCAGGATATCCATCCGGCTCTTGCCATCGGCCCGCGTCACGCTGGCCGGGCTGCTGCCCTTCCAGTTCTGCGCCGCCGGTGTTGGCCACTGCAGGGCCTGTGCGCTGAGCTTCGGCTCGCCCCGACTGTTGATCTTGCCGCGGAGCCGATCCATCTGGTCGTCGGCCACCGGCGTCTGCCATTGCGCCGCCTGCGCGGGCAGGGGTGGCATCCCGTCCGAGCCATAGCTCTGGCCCGGCCCACCCTTCGCGCCATCCGTGGCTTTCGGCGTCGACCAGTTGGCGATGCCCAGCGCCAGCGCTTCCGCCTTGCGGGTGAAGTCGCTGTTCCCGGCCGGGTTGTAGCGATCCGTTCCGGGATGCAGGCTCATCGGTGTGGGCCAGGATGAAGATCCTGAGCCGCTGGTGCGGCGCGCCGACTTCTGCCGCCGAGAACAAGCCCGCCGCAGGCGTGTAGCCCATTGCCCAAAGCTCTCGCAGGACGGTCTCGAGCCCGAGGGTGACGTGCCCGACGACGTTTTCGAGGAAGACCCATTGGGGGCGGCACTCATCGATGACACGGGCGACGTCTGGCCAAAGGTGGCGGGGATCGTCGGCACCCCCGCGCTTTCCGGCCGCGCTGAAGGGCTGGCAGGGATATCCGGCGAGGACGGCATCAAACGCCCCGCAGAAGGGTCGGGCATCGAAGCTGCGCAGATCGTCCCAGATCGGGGCTGGGGCGAAGTATCCCGCGCGCTGGGCCGCGATGAGCACAGTTCGGGGCCAGTCCTCCCATTCGACAAAGGCGCGGGTGTGATATCCGGGTTCCGCGAGCATAAGGCCCAGATCAAGGCCTCCGCCGCCTGCGCAGAGGGACAATCCGTGCCGGGGACGTGACACCATGCCATTCACCGGATCCCCCGCTCGCGCAAGCGTTCGGCGGTAACCAGCCCCCGGCCAAGCATGGCATCGCGCATGGTGTTACTGATCGCGCTGACCGGCAGGTATCCATCCGCGTTGACGATCTTGGCGTAGAAGGCGGGCAGGTCGGTGATCGGCTTTGCCGCTGGTGCCGGTTTGGATTTGCCCTTGCGACGCTTCCGCCCGGCTGCCTCGACCTTGCGCTGGGCGGCGCGCTGCATGGTGCGGTCCAGCGCCTTCGGCCCATCGGGCGGTGCGGGGTGTTCATTGCGGGAAGCCTCGGCCACCGTGACGATCTCCGCCTCCGTCAGCCCGAGTTCGTCGCGCCAGCGCTGAACGTGCATTCGGGGCGGCCAGCCTTGCCACCAGCCGGGCAGGGCAGTGGCATCGAGGCCCAGCGCATCCAGCAGTTCCCCGAAAAACTGATCAGAGATCGCATCGCGCGCCTGCGCGCCCTCCTCCTCCTTTACAGGTTTACTTAAAGGTTCTCTTACAAGGTTAGTGTCCGGATTCCGGACACGGCTTTGGGCATTTTCCGGACACGGGTCGGGGCAAATTCCGGACACGGCTTTCGGTGGATTGCCGTGTCCGATTTCCGGAGACGGGTCGGCCGGATTGTCGGTGCCTTGGGCAAAAGCCTCAACACCAGAAACCGGCCAATCCCCATGTCCGGATTCCGGACATGGCTCGGGATCATGAGGTGTGCCGCTGTCTTCAAACCCCAGGATGTAACGTGTGGGCATCTGCCGCTTGGTAACGGGATCGACGCGCGGTACGCGCCGCAGCAGTTTTGCCGCCTCCAGCCGGTCGAGATGGTCGTTCAGGGTGGAGCGGCTGATTTCGCAATCCTCCGCCAACCGCGCCTGCGAAGGGAAGCAGCCGAAGTCGGGGTTGAAGCGGTCGCAGAGATGCCAGAGCACGATCTTCGTCGTGGGCTTCAGCCCGCGCTGATCGATGGCCCAGAGGGTGGCCTTGTGGCTCATGGCGTAACCCTCCGTGCCGGGAGCTGCACGCGGCTGGTGAAGCCATTGTCCGCCAGCGCGCCCAGCGCATCGTCGACCGAGCGGACGAGCGCCCAGCCGAACCCTTGCGCCAGCACCGCATCGCGGAACGCCTCCTGGTCGGGGCGAAGGCGGCCCTTCGGTGCCTTCAGCTCGAGGAACAGGATGCGCCCGTCACACAGGATCATCAGATCTGCGAAACCGGCATGGACGCCCATGCCGACCAGGATCGACTGGCGCCTTGCGCCGCGGGGCCCGGCCTCGGTCACCTCGTTGGCGCAGTGATGGATGATTGCATCGCGGGGCAGGGCAAAGCGCAGCGCCTGCACGATGGCGCGCTGCACATCGGCCTCGGGGGTGCCACGACGCGTCATTGCGCGGCCCTCCCACTGTCTTCGCGTTGGGCGCGCGCCACCCCTCGCCGTGCGTCGATCACCACCAGCAGCACCCGGGCGTCCTTGCGCTCGGCCTCCGTCTCGCCATGGGTGGCAAGGACGTTGCAAGCGAGGCGGATCAGGTGGTCGCTGTGATGGGCGACATCGGCGATGACGGCGCGGGCTTCGGCCAAGCGATCAGCGGGCCAGTCGGCAATTCGGGAGGAATGGATCACTTCCGCCCTCCCGCCACTTTGGCTCGCGGCATCTCCTGCGCGGCCAGCCAGTCCTGCACGGCACGGCGCCGATAGAGCACCATGCGCCCAGCGCGCACGCTGGGCGGGCCGAAGCGCCGCGCCTCCCAGCGTCCCAGTGTATCGACCGTCACGCTCAGCGCGTCCGCCAGGTCCTTGCGGGTGATCCAGCCCGAAAGCAGGGCTGCGCTGGCTATCTCCGTTTCTGTCTGTGGTTGAAACATCTCTGCCTCCTGATTGCCGTCCGGGATGGGCGGTCGTCGCCCAAGCAGCGAGAGCAGATCGACAGGGGTGGCGGGGTGGCGCAGGGTGGCGCTCATTTGCCGGATCAGTGCCACCCCTTGTTTTATTGACTTTTTTAACTGACGATCCGAGCGCCTGCCGAGTCGTTGCATGCGCCTGCGTGTCAAGAACGGAGTTTGATTGTGTTTTCTGTTTGTTCCGGGTTTCATCCAGAGGGCGAGTCGCTTCGCAGGGCTGACAGGAGAGGGGGGCAGGGATGGCCGAGATCATTTTTGAACGGCGTCTGATCTTTTCCCGTCCTCTTGCCGTCACGGTTTTCCCGCCCGGCTGATCCCTGATTTCCCAGACGACCAGGCTTCTGGCCGCCTCCATCCGGAGAGCGGTTCGATGGCTTGTTTCAAATCATCAAAAAAAGGAGTTGAGGCATGGCACTACCACCCCGCGTCCATTTTACGTTGCATGAAGCTGCCGCCCGCTGGGATTGTTCGCTGGCCGACATCGCAGGCTGGGCGTCAATCGAGCGTTTTGACATCGTCACGGCGATCCCGCCAGTGACACACGGGCGGCAGGTCGTCGCCGGTTATGTCGTGGTCTCGGTCACGGACATCATGCAGATGTTCCGGCGCTGCGGCACCGGTCCGACCAGAAGTATACTGCGGCGCGTTCGGCCAAAGGACGAGGACGACTGGATCATGATCACCGACCCGGCCGGGATTGAGGTCACGTTGGCAGATCTGCTGATCATGGCGGACGATGTGCGCCGTTTTGAGGCCGACTGCGATCTGCTGCGTCGCCCGGCATCACATATCGGCTCGACCGCGCGCTACGATTGGGAGGGCATGTACATCACGCTGATGGTACGGATCCACGATCAGGGCCTGCCCGCGACCCAAGCCGAATGGTTGGGCGAGGTGCAGGAGTGGTTTGTCGCCAACGGCGATGGCGGGGAAGTGCCGGATGAGCGAACGATCCGCCGGAGGCTGACCCCGATCTGGAAAGCGCTGCGGGGATCCTGCTGATCACCGTCATGGCGGGCGCGGAGCGTCAGGCTGACTTCCGCGCTTCATCGGCATCACGCACAAGCTTTGGCCGGGGCTGGAAGGCGCTGGCGACGGCATCGACACCCGCGCGCAGGGGCGAGTCCATCAGATGGGCATAACGCTGAGTGGTCTGCATCTGGCTGTGGCCCAAGAGCTTGCCGATCATTTCCAGCGAAGCGCCGCCGCTGATCAACAGGGACGCAAAGGTGTGGCGCAGGTCGTGAATCCGCACATCAGGGATCCCGACTGCCTTCTGGATTGCCGCCCAGAACCGGCGGATTTCCTTCACCGGCTGGCCCGGCACGTCGCCGGGAAACAGCAAGGCGCACCCGCGCGGCACCAGCAGCTGGCGTTGGCGAACGATGGCCGCGGCCTCGTCCGAGATCGGCAGGCGGTGGATCTTGCGCTGCTTGGTCATGCTGGCGGGCTTGGACCAAGTCAGATGTTCGAGGTTGAAATGCTCGAACCGGGCCTGACGCACCTCGCCCACCCGCGCCCCGGTCAGCATGCACAGCCGAATTATGTCGGCCGCGCGGCGATCCTCGGCTGCCTCCAGCGCCTCGGCCAGCTTGCGGATTTCCTCGTGGCAGAGGAAGCGTTCGCGCGGGTTCTCGATCCGGCGGCGGAAACTGGAGGCCGGATTATCGTCGCGCCAGCCCCAGCTGACGGCATAGGTGAACATCTTGCGCAGCACCTCGCCGGTCCGGTTGGCGCGCACCGGCGTGGGCTTTGGTCCCTGCAGTTTCCGCGCCCGGTTGTTCGGCTTGGCCTTCGACGGCCGGGCCCGCCCCGCCGCCACCTTGTTCAGCAGCTTTTCGACATCATAGGGCGTGATTTCCGTCACCAGCTTGTTGCCCCAGTCCGGGGCCACCATCTTCGCCAGCATCGACTTCTGGTCGGAGGCGTTCAGCGCAGACAGGTGCGGCAGATGCACGTCGGTGTAGTGGTCGATCAGATCCTTGAACCGCGGGGCATCCCGCCCGGTTTCCTTCTGACCCAGCGGATCGCCCCCGGCGTCGATCTCGCGCCGCAGCTCCTTGGCCCGTTCCCGCGCCGCCGTGGTCGACCATTCCGGCCAGCGCCCGATGGTCATCCGCCGCTGCCGCCCGGCATGGCGATAGTCGATGGTGAAGGCCCTGCTGCCGGATCGGTAGATGCAGACGGCAAATCCGCGCACATCAGTGTCGAAGATCTGATAGTCCCGCCCCTTGGCCGGTTCGGCCTCGCGGACAGATTTCTCGTTCAAGCGCAATCGGTTGACCATGCAACTCACCCTCCGTTCGTCATCCCATGAGGCGTGGATTCGCGCCCCAGGCAAGCGATGCATGGCGACAGGGGTGGCGGGGTGGCGCAGGGTGGCGGTCATTTGGTAGAGGCGCGCCACCCGTGGAGTTCGCCTACGGGAAAGACGCCCCTGCTCAAACCTCAGGTATACGTTGTTTGGCTCCTGCGGTCGTCATGAACGGCGTCAGAGGAGGGACGCGAACAGCAGGTTGCGCTGTTGCCGAGTGATGGGGTCTTGAATGGAGTATCGACATCAGCTATATGTTCCCTGTGTGGGAGCGCACTATATCAGAATTGAGTGGTCCGGAGTAGATTGACGTGAATTTGGGAGCAGTGCATAAGGGGCGTCATGAGAATCATCAGTCGGAAACCCCTTCGGGATCTTGCGGATCGCTTCCCGGATGCGAAGGAGCCGCTTGACGTGTGGTGGTCAGAGGTGCAGCGCGCGAGCTGGTTTACTCCCTCTGACATCAAAGCCCAGTACGGCTCTGCCAGCATTCTGAAGGCAGGTCGAGTTGTGTTCAATATTTGCGGGAACAAGTACCGATTGATTGTGAGGTTTGATATGCGAGCGCAGCTTGGATTTGTACGGTTCGCTGGTACGCACGAGGAGTATGACAAGGTCAACGCGGAGGAAGTATGATGATCGACAACAGGATTCGACCGATCAGAACCGAGCAGGATTATGATGCCGCTCTCGCTCGCGTTGAAGCGCTGATGGAAGCTGTGCGCACCGAAAACGAAGACGATGAACTGGATGTACTTGCAACCCTCATCGAACTTTACGAAGACGTCCGCTTCCCGATGGATGCGCCTGATCCAATTGCTGCAATAAAATTCCGTATGGAGCAGATGGGTAAATCGCAGAGCGATCTGGCTCCAATCCTTGGTAGCCGTTCAAAAGTTTCTGAAATCTTGAGCGGCAAGCGCGAGCTGACGTTGAAGATGATAAGGGCGCTTCATGAACATCTTGAAATCCCCGCAGATGTACTAATCCGCGAGGGCGGCCCCTTGCCGACTGCACCGGTTGGAATTGATGTTGACCGGCTTCCGCTCCGCGAGATGGCAAAGCTTAAATGGATCGACCAGATCGCAGATATCAAAGATCGGGCGGAAGAAATCGTCTTGGGGCTGATAGAGCGAGCCGGTGGGCGCAACTCCTTGCCGCAAGCCCTCTTTCGGCAAGGCGGGGCACGTTCTAACGCCAAGATGGATATTCATGCGCTGCAGGCTTGGTGCCTTTACGTCCTTGGTCAAGCCCGGGCTGCTGGTCTTGAGGGGCAGCATCGCAAGGGATCCATCAGCTTTGAATTCTTGGAGGAAGTCGCGCGGCTCAGCACTTTCCGGGAGGGCCCGAAGCTAGCTCGAGAAAAGCTCGCGCAACACGGGATTGCTCTCGTGGTGGCACCGCATTTGTCGAAGACTTACCTCGACGGAGCTGCGTTATGGACCAAGGAGCAGGTTCCTGTTGTAGGGATGACTATCCGGTACGACAGGCTGGATAATTTCTGGTTTTGCTTGCTTCATGAACTCGCGCACTTGGGGCGTCACATTCCTAACGGTAACGGCGAAGTATTCATCGACGACCTTCAGCTTCGCGAACGGGATCATGCTGTCGATGACGTGCGTGAACGCGAGGCCGATGCGTGGGCGCAAGATGCGCTCATTCCAGCCAAGCTGTGGAATGATCATCCCGCACGGCTGCATCCGTCCGTCGCAAATGTGGTCGACCTGGCACATCAAGCTAAGGTGCATCCAGCCGTCGTCGCTGGTCGCATCCGGTACGAACGACACAGCTATCGTCTGCTTTCGCAATTTGTGGGTGCGAACGAGGTTCGCCCGCTTCTATCAGCGGAGAGCGTATGAATGTTTAAAGCGGGGTGCCCGGCAAGGCTACCCCGCTTTCACAAGATCCGGAAGGGCTTGGCGCACCTACCCGGACCTGCCCCGGTCACCCGGAACACTCTCATGGTCGCACTCGAGAGATAGACGGTTCGGTTGTCCTTGGCAATTTTTTTCACAAGCGCCCAGGAGATTGCCAGATGGCAACCAGAAAGAAGCTGACACCTGAACAGGTGTCGATCATCAAGGCACGCATCGCCCAAGGCGAGTTTCAGCATCGTATTGCTGCGGACTTCGACCTCAACCAAGGGCGGATCAGCGAGATCGCGACAGGGAAGCGCTTTGCTTCGATTCCAGCTGCGGGTGCGGGGGATCATCATGTCTGATGAGCTTTTCAAGCCTGGCCAGAAGGCGCCCAAGTCAGGCCAGTACGAGATTACTGGACCGAGGGGCGGTGGAACCGGGGTGGAACGCACGGTGACGAGAAATGAGCCGCTGCCTCCGCCGGAGCAGAAGGGCCAGAAGTACAGGCTTGTCGATCCGACGAAGCATCGGGGAAAACCCTGAGTGGGCTTGGCGGCTTGGTGTTACGCTGGGCCGCCAAGTCAGCACCCATCGCGCTTTGATGGACCAGAATCCACCTACCTCGCGATGCAATTATTCAGAGCCACAGATGCTCACATCAACGCCACCTCAACCCTGATATGTCGGTTTCGTGCGGTTAGTGTCGTCGAAACACGGCGGATGTCGCGCGGCATCGGAATGACAATGACGTGATTTCAAATACTTGCGCCGTAAGCCGCTGATTTCCTTGTGTTTGCGATGGGGCGGCGGGATAGGCTCATAACCTGAAGGTCGTAGGTTCAAATCCTACTCCCGCAACCAAAATTTACAGCATTATCAAATACTTAGAACCCTACCTAAACGGTCGGGTTTTGGCTTGTCCAAAACACATCAACGCCACATCAACGTTTGAAGAGTCGCGGTGAAAATGTGTTGGATAATCAATCGCCTAGCCAAACTCGCCTTTTTGCGGCCACCGATCCTTTGAGTCTGGTCCGGCCGAAATCCTTGTGGCAGCATCACGACATGATCAACTTCCGCACCCTTCCCGATGACCACCCCGACCTCGCGCATTCGCCCCTGTTGCGCGCGGCGCTGCTGACACTGCGCTACGCGCAGGACCACGGTGCCATCGGCTTGACCAAGACCAAGGCGTTCAAGCGTGTCTTCGTGCATTGGGCGGTCGAGAACTTTGACTGGCCTGGAAAGAGCGCGGAAGAGATGTTCCGGTACAACAAGGTCATCAATGAATACGAGTTTCCACCGCTCGAGGTGTTGCATTACCTGCTGATCTCCCTTCGCCTTGGGCGGCACTTCAAGGGCGAATTCCGGGTAACGAAACGTGGAACGGAACTGGCACAATCCCCGGGGCGTCTGTTCGCAGAACTCATCCCGTTCTTTGTGCTAGAGATCGACCATGCCTCTTACTCCCGATTTGAAGAACGCCCCTTCGGCAAATGGGATGTCTGGATGAACGTGATCAACGTCGAGGCGGACCATGGCACCACCGAGCGGGCGCTGTTCGCGGCATTCTATGGAAAGGAACACGACTGGGACAACGCTGGATGGCGCGAAATGGCCGCGTTCTCCTCTTGCGTGCTGCGCCCTCTGGAATGGTCCGGACTGCTGGTTCAGACCCGAGAAGAGCGCGAGGGCAAGCACATCCACCACGTGTTCAAGACACCGCTTTGGCGCAGCGCACTGAAACTGGACACCGATGCCTTGTTGCGGCCTGTGTCCGTAAATTAAACCGCTGGCTCACCCGACTTTTTGCCGTCGGTCTGGCCCACGCTCAGCCTTCTCCGAACCGGCCGTTCGCACCGGAAGCAGCGTAGGCCTCGAGACAGCCCCAGAGCGGACCCACATGCGGGATGCAGCATGTATCGGGGCATAAACACGCAGGGCGGACAGTGTGAGTTCGCTGCACCTACAGTGGGATCTTGTCCATTTCATGAAAGCGGTCATTCACGGCTCAGGTTCACCCCCCATGCAGCACCAGGCACCAAGGTCAGCAATGCGCAGGAAGCCGACCCTGCAAAGTTGCAGACCTTGGTCGCCCATCGAGGCATGACCGGCCCAGATCAGAGTCTCGTCTGGTCTGCGAACGCCGCGCTGAAATACGCCTCAGAAGGCCAAGGATGACCCCGCTGCTTGGCCTGAAACACCCACAATTGTACGTCTGGGCGAGGCCAAGCGAGGTCCGGAGCGAAGAAATGCTTGACCGCACGGCCCCGTCCGGCGATCTATCCATCAAGTGGCAGGCCACGTGGGGAATGTCGGCTTCAATGGGTGCCATGATGATTAAATACAAAATGATTACGACTTTTTTAGCACTCACACTCGCGGCAAGTCCGGTGTCGGCAGTTGATTTACGGATTTTTCGGTCAAACGCGTCCTCAACTGTTGTAATGTCCGGAACCATCGAAACCGGCGATGCGGAAGTCTTCGAAGACTTCTGGAAGGAGAAGGCTTACGACGCGTTTAGTTTCGTTATTGCAATGGATAGCCCCGGTGGCTCTCTGAGGGATGCTATCAAGATCGGCAGATTCATTCGTGAGACTGGAGCAAAAACGGAGATACGCAGGTTCGCCCCGAGTACAGAAGATGAAATCGTGATAGACTGGCCACAGGAACTGCCCGGGGCTGTCTGTTACTCCGCTTGCGCCCTTGCTTTCATGGGTGGGTATAATCGTGAAATCCAAGAAACTGCGGAAATCGGTTTTCACCAGTTCTCAGGCGGTCAATATTCCGATAGCGAGGATGCACTAATCGCTGGGCAAGGCGGTTCAGCAATCCTTGCTAACTACCTTCGTGAAATGGGGGCCAAACCAGAACTTTTTGAGATGATGGCCCTCACCGAACCAAACGAAATGTATGTTCCGACCCCCTTTGAGTTAGTCTCATTAGGCGTCATTCCGAGCACCACCTTCCACGACTTCGAGCTACAGCCTAGAGGTGGTTTAATCGTGGCTACCGCAACGAACCCTCGAAATATCAGAAGCCTCCAGAGGGTCTACGAGATTGAAACAATGTGCTGGAAGGGTACTCCAATCATCAATTTCTATGCACAGAGCAAAGATGATGGATTGAGTTCGGGATATGCAAATCCTGCTACCACCCATATGAAAAGCTTTCAAATTGTAACAGATTTCGGAAGCGTCAAATATGGGAACGACCGGTTGAGGCTATATGAAGGTTCGCGCATTCTTGCGAGCCTGCTCCTTGAACCGCATGTAGCGAGAGCTGTGGGAAGCGGGAACGCAACAGTTACGATAGATAGCTATACTGCTTCCGGGATATTCATGGGAGGCGAGATTACGGCACAGAACGGCGGCGATCCAGCGATTATAGCAAGTTGGCGAGATTGCATCTGATAAACGCTCCGAAATAAGCCTTGGAGGCGGTTGAGAAAGCGTAGGGTGGCTATTCTTACTGACCATCCCCGTCATTCCCGCGAAACCGGGATTCCCCCTCCCTCTCCGTCGCCCCCACCCCACGAGGTCTTTCCTTCTTGGCATTTTTTGCATGAGATTATTCGGACCCCGAAACGTCCCCAGCGTCAGGGGCGAATTAGGGGTATGCAGTGCATCCGCCGTTGACATGAGGGCGGCGCGACGGGCGCGCAGGCAGGTCCTCGCCCTGTGCGTCGGTCGACCTTCAGCGTATGGTTATGATGCAGCCTCCGCACGAGGTGCACAATTGTGCCCATTTCAGCGCACGACAGCCTGTCGTGCACCGTGCCATCATCATTGCGCAGGAAATCTCTGCCGCTTTTTGAAACCGTAAACTCATAAACCGGGCCGGGCGTGACGCTGCGGTCGAGGCGTCTGGCGCTTTCCATGCGGCGCATGCCCAACCCGCCCGTTACTTGCACGCGCGCACCTGATCGCGCAGAACGGCATAATCGGCCAGCATGCCGGTCAGGACCGCCCCCTCCGGCAAACCATCGACTTCATCCGCCGCGCGTCCCAGATCGGCCTGACTATACTCCACCACCGGCGGGCAGACACTTGTCGGGCGATCAAAACCGCCCGTCGCGCAGGCGGTCAGCCAGAGCATCGCGATCAGCGGGACGGCGGCTGGCGGCGTCCAGCATCTGGCGTTGGATTTCATGGGCTTTCTCCGATGTTGAAAGGCGCTCGGCCAGCCGCCCGGCGCGTTCCCCGGCGCGGCGGAGGTTGAGCAGGAACAGGACGACTGTGAGGGTTGCCAGCATGAGGCCCAGCGCCTTGCGCGCCGGGCCGCTGACGAGGATGGTGGTCCAACCGATCATCTCTGGCCCCGTTTCCAGTCGTCGATCCGGGCATGGATGGCGACCGCGATGCCGAGCAGGGCCAGAGCGATGAAGACCCAACGCAGGGTGTCAAGATAGGGCACCAGCGGCAGGAGGGCGGATTGGGTTTCCGCGAGCACCTCCTGCATCACCTCCACCCCGGCGGCACCGACCGTGGCCACCCCGGCCGCGCCACTGCCTTTCAGAGTGCGGCTGTCCGCCAGCACCTCGCGGGCAGGGGCGACCTCCGGCACGAAGGGTGTCGCGCGGGGCGGGAAGGGTTCGCCCCAGCTGCGGGCGGGTCCAAGGTCGATATGCATGAAGCCCGAGCGCGGATAATAGCCGAACCCGAGGAACCCCACCGCCCGCGCCGCCGTTTCAAAAGCCACCGGATCATGGTTCGACATGGCGATATCAAACGCTGTGCCCTGCATGTGTTTGGAGGCGGGCGCGCCGCCGACGGCGCGGTTATGCGCCGGGCTGCGATAGGCCGAGCGGACAATCAGCGGCTTGCCGAGGCGGTTGCGCAGCGATTGCAGCTTGTCCATGGCCTCCGTGTTGATCCTGATCGCGCCCTCCCCGCGCGACGCGATCTCTGCGGGTGAAAAGCTGGGCCAGCGCCAGTCAGAGTCTGGCACGTCGCGGTAATGGGCATAGGTGGTGGTCGGCATAATGGGTCTCCAGACATGCAAAACCCGCCTGCAGACGGCGGGTCGGGTGGGGTGGCTTGGTGATGGGCGCGACCGGTCAGTCGGTGCGGCCGCGCTGGAAGGCTTCAAACATCAGATCCCGCATGGCGCGGATGTCGGTCTCGATCCGCTCCAGCCGGTCGGCATCGCCCTTGCGGTCCTCGGCGCGCTGGCGGTCCACGCGGTCGCGCTCGGCGGCTAGTTCGCGGTCGAGCCGTGCCAGCATCGCGTCATTGGTGAAGGCGCGGCGCGTGACAGCGGCGAGAAGTGCGATGAAACCGCCGATCAGCGCAGTGATGGCGGCGGTGAGGCCATTGTCGCGCAAGGCCGCACCAACCTCTTGCAGGGGCGTTCGTTCTGTCATGATGCTGTCCTTTGGTCGGGGGATTGGTGTTGGTGTGCAACAGTGGTCTGCCGGGGGGCCTCAGCCGACCTTGCAGCCCCAGAATGAGGTGTGATTGGCGGCGAAGAAGCCGTCCGCGACCCGGAAATTCCCCTGCAACTCGACGGTATCGCCTTGCTCAAGCGGCACCATGGTCTGCAGCCAGATCGCGGTGGCGAGCGAGACATGGGTGGCGGAGATCTCACCTAAGGAGCCGCGGATTTCGGTCGTGCCGTTCAGCACCAGTCGCCCGCGCATGCGGGCCGTGGTGCTGGCGTTGATCTTGTAGAGCAGCGTCGCGCCAAAGAGATAGGTGCCGGAAGTGGGGGCCACGAAGTGGTTGTTGGCGGCGTCGAATGCGCCCTGATCGTTATAGTCGGTGTTGTTGATGCCGATCTTCGTCCAGGTCCCGACGCCCACGTAATTGTCGAAGTTGGTCCAGGCCTTGAAGCGCGGCAGCCGGGGCTGATCGACGATGCCGGTGGTGTTGTCGACGCTCAGGCCATCGAAGAAGGTGTTGCCATCGGTTGAGACCGCGAGGCGAAACCTGTCCGAGCCGAAGAGGCCGACCAGTGCCTTGGTCACGAAGCCTGTCTGCAGCGTCAGGCCGAGATCATCGGCGCTGCTCTCCTTGTTCAGGGTATAGAACAGATCGCCGGTTCCGCCCTCGGCGACGGTTTTTGCCGTCCAGAGCGCGGCGTTCAGCTTGGCCGAGAACGGATTGGCGGGGTCGGCGGTGGTGCCGAGCCCCAGCAGTGCGAGGTTCTGCAGCGCGGCTGGCGTGCTCCCGACCCAGCCCGCGCCGTCAAAGACCAGCAGCAGGCGTTCTCCGGGCAAACTCTCCCCCGGAGAGTTTGCTGATCCGTCGAACTCCTCGACCCATGCCCGCCAGCCGGGCCGCGGGGGAAGCTGCATCCACGCCCCGTCGACCCAATAGGCGATGCTGTTGTCCCACCCCGCCCAGTCGCCCGTTGCGCCGGAGGCTACGAGGAATCGGTCGCCATCGTTCGGGTCAGGCGGCGGCGCGGTACGGGCCGCTCCGCGAACCGACAGCTGCACGAGCCCATCGAGCAGCCGCAGCGCCTCGTTATGAGTGACGTGCTTCTGGGCCTGCGATGCCAGGATGTAAGGCAGCAGGAGATGGGTTGTATTGTCGGACATGGGAATGGCCTTCAGAAACTGAGGGTGACGGATCGCCCAGCGCCCCGGCCGATCAGGGCCGAGAGCTGGAAGATGCGGATAGCGAGGGTGTCGCCGGGTCCGAGCAGCGCGCCCCAATCGGCAGTCTGTTGCGCTGCGGTGTAGAGGGCGCTGGTCGTGGCAACTTCTATGGTTCTCCTGACTGTTGCCCCGTCGAGGATTTCCACTTCATAGGCCTCGCTCTCTTCGGCGAGAGGCACATCGCCCGCGCCCCAGCTGTCGGCGGCCAGGGATCGCGACCGCCGCACCCAGCGGATCGTCAGATCGCCGGGGCTGCGGGCAAAGCGCCAGGGCTGCTCGACATGGGCAACCGAGAAGGGGCGCAGCCCGACGCCTTCGGGGGTGAACTCCACCGCGGTGTAGGTCTCGTCGCTCACGGGCTTAGAGGCCGGGCCGATGCGCCAGTTCCATGGCAGACCGAGATCAGCTTCGGAAACTGGCAGCGAGGTCAATGCCGTGTCCAGCACCACGACGCGCGCGCCCGTGGACACAACGCTGGCGATGACACCTTCGGTGCCGCGCTGGCCGCGCAGCAACCGGGTCAGGCGGTAACGCCCCGGCGCGACGAGTTCGGCCGTGCCCGCCTGGACAATCTCCCAGAGCCCCGGACTGGTCTCCACGGCCAGCGCATTGGCGCCGCCCAAGAGGGCGAGATCGGTGACGCTCTCGAGGGTGCCAGAATAGAGATCGACCAGCAGCGCATTGCCGAGATCGAAGCGCGCCACCGGCCCGGCATGGAAATCCGCCGACAGCACGCCCATGCGCGCCCGCGCGCCAAATGTGGTCAGCAGGGCAAAGCCATCCGTTGCCGCACTTCGGTAGACGGCGATCTCACCCGGCCACGGCCTGGCATGGGCCGCGACCAAGGGCCGGTGCGCAGGCTGGTCGTCGCGCAGCTGCGGCAGATCGAGCAGGAGGATCTCAGGCGCGCCGAAGACCGTTGGAGTTGCGAGCGTGGTCGGGCGTCGCTCTCCGGGTGGCAGATCATAGACCGCGCGGTCCTGACGCACGGCGTCAATGCTGCGCAGGTCGGAGTCGGCGATGGACACGAGGCGCATCTCGGTCAATCGGCCATCGTGATCGAGCAGGATCACGTCAGCCGGATCCAGCGCCAGACGCGACGGCGGCAGACGGAACGCCGCAGTTTCGCGGCCAACCCAGGCTTCCATCAGGGCGCGGCGGCAGCGGCGCTCGGCCTCTTCCGGCGGCACCGCTATCGGGAACGCCTCGGAGGCGATGCGCGCGGTGTCCACCGTGATGCGCCGGGCCTCGACCTGCGCCGCGTCATAATCCTCGTCGGCGCGGGCGATCTGCCACTTCAGGGCCTGGGGCAGTTCGGTTTCCTGCGCGCGGGTCAGTTCCATCACGTCGCCCGATCCTGACGATGGCGCGACCATGCTGTCGGGGGTGATGGTCACGCTGCCAATCCGGCCGCGCATCAGGAACCTGATGCGGCCTTCGCTTTCCACCGCATCGAACCCGAAATGCCGCGCCAGGATGCCGAGCGAGGCGCGCGGCGCTTCCAGTGCCGAAATCACATAGCCCTCGACCGCGCCCCATAACTCGGAGACGTCGATTTGTTCCTCGGGCAGCCCGGCACGCAGGCAGAGCTGGCGCACCAATGCCGCCAGCGACACAGCCCCCAGCCGCCCGGTGAGCCAGTGCCCGAGCCGCCAGTTCGGGCCATCGCTCCAGACATCGGTGAGTTCCGGAAAGAACGGATAGGGCCGGGCATCCCAGGTCCAGGCGGCGCATTCGGGGACATGCACCATGCGCGCGCCATAGGCGGAAGACACCGGATTGTTCCTGGCCTCACCCCACCAGAGATACATGGCCTCCAGATAGGCGCGCTGGATCGCATCATCCCGCCAGCCGCGGGAAAAGTGCGGCACCTGGCTTTCAGAGGACTTCGGGTCGAAGAACACATTCGGCTGGTTGGTGCCGCGATCAATCGCCGGGCAGCCCAGTTCGGTGAACCAGATCGGTTTTGATTGCGGCACCCATGCGGTGGGCGTGCCGCTCTCGATGCCACCTGGCCGGTCAAAATGCGCATTTTGCCACCAGGCGCGCAGATCCTTGAAGCGGAACACCCACGGCTTGTCCTCGCCGCCATCGGTAATAGGCGTTCTGATCTGCGCCGCGCGATCAGCCGGGCTGGCGTAGAACCAGTCGAACCCTTCGCCGCCCGTGATGTTGCTCTGCAGATAGGTCCGATCATAAATCGCGGGGGCAAGGGCTGCATCGGCATGCTCAAACCCGTCGCGCCAGTCCGAGAGCGGCATGTAGTTATCAATGCCGATGAAGGTGATGCTGGGATCCGCCCAGAGCGGATCGAGGTGGAAATAGACATCGCCCGATCCATCGCTGGGCTGATGCCCGAAGTATTCCGACCAGTCGGCGGCATAGCTGATTGCGGTGCCCACCCCGAGGATCGCGCGCACGTCTGCGGCAAGGGATTTGAACGCGGTGACGGCGGGATAGGTCTCGGCCCCGCTCCGGATCGTGGTCAGCCCGGGCATCTCCGAGCCGATCAGGAAAGCGTCGACCCCGCCCGCCACCGCGCAGAGATGCGCGTAATGCAGCACCATGCGTCGCAGGCCCCAGTCCTCCAAGGGTCCGGCCCAGCTCACAACATCCCCCGACAGGCTGAAACTGGCGGGCGTGGCCGCGCCAAAGAAGGCCGCGACCTGTGCCGCGGCGGCGCTGGTCTTATCGACGCTTCCCGCGACCGCCGCCGCAGGCGAAGCGGTGATCCGCCCCCGCCAGGGAAAAGCTGGCTGGCCCGTCATCGCTTCATTGTCGGAATACGGGTCGGGCAGGCTGTTGCCGGGGGGCACATCCATCAAGAGAAATGGGTAAAAGGTCACCCGCAGCCCGCGCGCCCGGATCTCCCGGATCGCCTGAACCACCGCAAAATCCGCCGGTGTGCCGCCAAAGACCGGGCGGTCGTCGCTGTCGCGGCTGACGAGGAGGGCGTTGGCGCGGCTGACGCCATTCACCGACCAGGCGACGGGCGAGGTGATCTTGACGGGCAGCTCGACGCCGGGCCGGATCCTGCACTGCCCGGCCCGCAGGTCATCGCCGAACCAGGCCACCACGAGGCTGACGCTCTCGATGCCCGGAACCGAGGCTTGCAGCCGGTCGAGCGCCACGACGATATCGGAGGTGTCGGAAATCGCGTTCATGTTCTCGGCGCGGGTCGCCCCACCCGGACCGGAGAGCCGCCGGACGGGCTGGGTGGCGTAGATGACCTCGCCCGAGGCCGGGATCATCGTCACGGCCTTCACCAGCCCTTCGGCGGTGTCGGGATCGGCCAGCGGGCGAAACACCTCGAAGGAGAGCTGCGGCAGGCGATTGCCAAAGGCGGAAAGCGCCAGTTCCTCGAAAACCACATAGGCGGTGCCGCGATAGGCAGGAGTATTGCCCGCTCCCATCCTGGCGGCAATAAACGGATCTGGCTCCTGCGCCTCATCGCCGGGATACCAGCGCCAGGTCACGCCCGAGAGATCCATCGGCTTGCCATCGGCCCAGATGCGCCCGATCCCGGTCACTTCGCCCTCCGAGAGGGCGACGGCGAAGGAGGCAAAGTAGAGAAACTCGGTCGTGGTGACCTTTGGCCCGCCGCCCTTGCCACCGCCCTGACGGCTGGTTTTGGTCTCCTCGCGGAAATCCGTGGCCCAGATGATGTTGCCACCGATGCGCATCCGGCCAAAGAGGCGCGGGATGACCGCCCCTTCGGTCGAGGAGGTGATGCGCAGACTGTCTAGGCGCTGGCCTTCGATGCGTTGCGCGGGAGCCAGCGACGAGACGATCCAGGTGTCGACCACCGACCCGATGGATGAGCCGACAAAACCGCCGATGGTGGCGGCGCTCACGCCAAGGAGGCTGCCGCCGATGCTGCCGCCAATGGCGGTGCCGACGGCGCCGAGGACAAGCGTTGCCACAAGTCAGCCCCCCTCGGGAAAGAGGAAGGCGAAGGCGATGCGCCGCCGCCAGCTTGGGGTGAACGGTTGCTCGATCACACCAAGGTGCTCACAGGCGTGGATGAAGCTTTGGGGTCCGGTCAGGATCCCGACATGTTTGGCGATGGCGCGCGGGGCCATGCGGAATAGCACCAGCGCGCCGGGCGGCGCGTCGGCGGACGTGATCTCCGGCATCATCGCGCGTGCACCGTCGGCCAGCACTTCATGCGGCCCGGTCTCGCCCCAGTCCCGGCTGTAGGGCGGGATCGGGAAGGGCTCGTCGCCCACCACCTCGCGCCAGACGCCGCGCGCGAGGCCAAGGCAATCACAGCCAACCCCGCAAAGGCTCGCCTGGTCGTGATAGGGCGTGCCGAGCCAGCGGCGGGCGGTGGCGATGACACGGGCGGGATCGGCGGTCATCACAGGACTTCTCCCTCATGGCTGCCATCTTGCGATGCATATCTGAGGACCGCGTCCTGCCCCGGGATATGTGGGAAGCCCCGGAAGTTGGGGGTGTTGGCGAACTTGCCCGTGCAGGTGGCGATGCGCTTGTCGCAGCCCGCGCGCGCGATGAAACTGTCACCCTCAGCAATGGCGCGCACTGGCGCTTCCAAAAGGGTCAGGGTGGCGCTACTGCCCGCCAGCCCGTGCGCCAGCACCTCGGTGATCCGCCCGGCATTCGCCCCGCTGGTCCATGTGAGGGTCCCGGCGGCAAACCACCCGGCCTCAAACCCTGCGAGCCCCGAGGCCCGGAAGGCGCGGTCGCGCAGCAGGTCGGTCACCACGCCTGTGCCCTTGTAGATCGCGTTTTCCAGATCGATGCCGCAGCGCGCATCGCCAAGTTCCGCATCGCACCCCGCCTGAAACGTCCGCCCGACGGTCTGCCCCAGCACATGCGCGAGGCTGCGGACCTCGGCCACGAAGGCGATCCGCCCGCGCCGGATTTGACCCACCGCACCGCGGCGCAGGAGCACACGCTGGCTGGTGTCGGCCCAGTTCACCCGCCACAGTTCCACCGCCGCATTGTCCCAGCGCCCGTCGAGAATGTCGCTCTCGGTGATCCGATCCGAGCTCAGCACGCCACTCGCGTCCTGCGCATCCACCGCCAGATCAGAGCCTGCGCGGATCTCCGAGGCGGCAAACCCGCTTTCGGGTTCAAATGCGGTGCCATCGAACACCAGCGCGCGATCATGATCGGTGAAGCCCAGCGCCACGCCATCGCTGCGCGAAATCCGCCAGCACCAGGCGAGCGTGGTGGTGCCATCGTCGAGATGGGCCTGCAGGTCTGGGGAGAGGGTCTTCATGGATAAACCTTGATATGTGTCGCAACGGCAGCCAACTAACTGGGGACCCGAGTTGCGTGAGAGGGCGGTGGTGATGACGCAGGATATTCCCGACGACCCAGATGACGACAGCGAGGCCGCGCCTGCGGTCCCACTTGAGGATGCCGATCTGACCATTGATGTGGTGAAGGTTGACGCATTTCTGGACGCCTTGAAGCAGGCCACGCCGCCGGAGGAGAACCGGGTTGTGCCGCTGATCCGCAAGCCCGGCCCCCGAACCCGCTAACGACGACCGCATCCGTGAGGGCGCAACTGCCATCTGTGCGTGGCCTGAGCCGTGCCCCTACCGCCGGATCTCGATGAGCGGAATGGAGGTGATCGACCCGAGCCGTTCAAGATCGAGGGTGACGTCGAGCGTGTCGGTGTCAAACCGCACCGGCACGTCGAACTCGTAGCCCGCCGTGATCGCTACGCCCGCGCCGGGAGCGGTGATGAAGGTGACGCTGCCGGTGGTGGGATCAGCGCTCCAGCCCGACATCTGCTCGACCCCGTTCAGGGCAAGGCGAACGCTCCCCACGACCGGTTTGGCAATGGCGCGGGTCCAGTTTTGGGCACCGGAGGCGTAGTGCTTCAGAAGGGCGAAGCTGGTGACGGCCCCATTGCCGGTGCCGATCAGCTGATCGGTTGGGGCGACCGGCTGCGACGGCAGGGCGGATTTATAATCCGCCCAGTCCTTGAAGCGAAACCCATGCAGGCGCCCGCCTCTCGCCTCAAAGAAGGCCACCACCGCCGCCAGATCGTCAGCGCGGCGGATGCCGTAGGCCACATCATAGCGGCGGCGCGAATTGGCCCAGCTGGCATTGCGTTCCTCGTCACCGCTCGCCAATTCCACCACCTGTGTGCGCCGCTCCGGCCCGCCGCGTGCCCCGCGGCTGATGTTGTCGGGAAAGCGCACCTCATGAAACGCCATCATATGCCCCTCTGGCCCAGCGACACCGCGCGGGCAATGTCGGCGGCGACCTGTGTTCTGGACTGCCGGAAGCTGTCGGCGTCACGCGCGTTGATGGTGACATTGACGGCAGGTGCTGCGGACTGTCCCTGGCCAAAGCCAGCCGCCTCTCGACGCGACAGCACCCGTTCGCCGCGTTGCAGGATCGCCGGAACCTCGTCCGGGCGCAGTCCGGCAAAGCCACCCGCGTGCATGCGCGGCGCATTGGCAAAGGCCAGCGCTGGCACCATGCGACCGGGGCCCGGCGATCCGACCACGCCGCCCGCGTGCAGGATGCTGGCGAACAACCCGCCCGCACCGCCCAGCGCGCCCGACAGGGCATTGGCGATCGGCCCGAGAATGAAGCGCCGCGCCGCCAGTTTGGCCAGATCGGCGATCATCGACGTGACCAGATCGCCGAAGTCGAGCTTGCCGGTCTTCACAAACTCGCCCACCGCATTCTCGGCGCTCTGGAAGGCCCCGACCAGTGTCTGACCTATGTCGCCGCCAATGTCGCGGGCCCTGGCGGCATAGTCGGCCAGCGTGGCGGTGACGGCGGTCCAGCCGGTCAGGGCGGTTTTTGCGCCTTCAGCGGTCGCGGTCCCCGCAGCGCGACCAGCCGCCCCGGCGCGACCTGCGGCACCGCCAGTGTCGTCAAGTTCCTCGCCCAGCGCGGCTGCTGCGGCGGCGGCCCCGGCCAGCGCGGCGTCGGCCTCCGCCCCGCTGCCGGTCATCGCGTCGCGCAGTGCCTGCAGACTGGCGAGCGGTCGCCCGGCGGCATCGGCCAGCACGCCCGCCGCCTCGCGAAACCCATCGGCGCGGGTGCGGGCATCCTCGGCCATCGCGCCGAGGCCAAGATCGGGGGGTTCCAGGAAGCTGCGCGACAGGGCGGCCGAAAAGGCATCGGCTGCCGCAGTGCCCGCCGCTTCGGCAGAGCCTTCAAACGGATTGCCGATCCGTGCGAGGCCCACCTGATCCAGCGTGCCGATCCGCACGCCGCCCTCGCCGGTGGCCCATTCCGGCAGCAGGGCAAGGGCCGCGTTCAAGCTTTCGATGAAGCGGTTGATGCGGGTGACGACGCCGTTCAGCATCGCCTCGACGCCGGAGATCAGCCCGTTCGCGGCCTGGAAGGCGAAGTCCCCGATGGCACCGGGCAGTCGCTCCCAGATCGCCACGGCGGCATCAAAGGCCCCCTGAAAGATCGCCGCCGTCCGGTCGCCGAAGCTCACCACGCCTGCGATGGTGCCCTCAAGTGCCGACAGGCCGGATGCCTTCAGCTCCTCCCAGCCCGCCGCCATGTTGGCAAGGGCTGCGTCGAGCGCCAGTCCCATGCGCGACCAGACCTCTTTGGCGAGATCCCCCAGCAGCCGGAACGCCCCGCCCACGCCGCCTGCGCCCGCGACCAGCCTTGTGAACTGGAACACCAGCTCGCCCGCACCCACAATCAGCGCGCCGATCCCGGTGCGGATCAGCGCTCCTCGCAGGACGACCAACCCGGTCGCCAGCCCGCGCACCGAGAGCGCCGCCGCTGCCAGTCCGGCCACCCAGCGCCCGGCCATGAGGGCGGCAAAGGTCGCGGCGATGGACGCCAGCCGTCCGATATTGTCAAAAAGCGCCTTGATCGCAGTCCCCAGTGGCCCGGTGGTGCGCGCGACAGCGGCCAGCGCATTGGCGACAGCCTCAAGCGCCGGGGCCGCCGCCACCGCCAGTTGGTTCGAGACCCCGCGCCAGATCAGCCCCAGCCGGGAGATCGCGTCATTGGTGCGCTGGATCTGGCTGGCGTCAGCCTCCGAGACCACCACCCCGAAATCCTGCACATCTGCCGTCGCTTGCCGCAAGGTGGCCGTGTCGATCCGGGTGAACACCAGTGCTGCCCGGTCGCCAAAGAGCTGCGAGGCGACAGCGGCGCGCTCGGCCTCTGGCACAAACTGGCCCAGCGCCTCCTGAATGGTGGCGATGCGTTGATCCAGCGGCAGGCGTTGCAGATCCTCGGCCGAGAGCCGCAGGCGGCGCAGGGCGTCCACGGCGGGGCCGGTCCCGGCAGCGGCCTGGCTCAGCCGCCGTGTCAGCTGCACGGTGGCCTGTTCGACCTGACCCATCGACACACCCGCCAGATCGCCCGCGCGCTCCAGCACCTGAATGCTGGCCACGGTCGTGCCGAGCGAGGCCGCGAGCTTGGCCTGCGCGTCCACCGTCTGCAGCCCCGAGCGGATCATCGCGGCCCCGGCGGCGGCGAGCGCGGCCGTGACGGCGGCGGCGGCCAGCGTGGCGCGGCGGGCAAAGGCGGCAACGCGGGCA